GTTGCCTCCGGTATCAAGCACATAGGAAGGCTTTTTGAGATTATTCTTAAGAATTTTTCTATGTATATTTGTGGTTCTCTTGGGGTTCCTGATCCCCTGAGTGATCGTCTCAATATTCCTCAGCTAGAGGAGTATTATTGTAAGTGGTCTCAATTTGAGCACCACAGGTGGGAGCCAATGTCCATTACAACAGTTGTTGCTGAAGATTTTATTAAGTTTTATAATGATGTCCGAACATCATATGCTAGACTTCCAATAACAACGAGTATGAAACCCGCTAGGGATGAATATTCCAAGTTGATACAATTAATGCAACCGCTTATGGCCCGTATTGGACGCTTGGATTATACACCCAATGGATTGCGGCATGAACCACTTGGTATTATTGTTGGTGGTAGTCCTGGTGTGGGTAAATCATCTTTATCGACTCCATTCTTGCAAGGATTGATTAATGCTTTGATTCCGCGTGAACGGATTGATTCTTTCAATGAATATCCCAATTCTGAGATCTGGCAATTCAATCCTGAACAGCAACACTCAACCTATTCGGGTCAATTTGTTACGAATATTGATGATATGGCTCAGAGTGTGAGTGGCTCACCAGAAGCTCAATCTGAGATTATGAGGATCATCAGAATGATCAATACCGCACCATACCAGCAGAACATGGCTGGTGTAGAGGATAAAGGTCGCATTTGGTATCAATCACACATCTTATACGCGACGACTAACAGATCCCACTTCCAGGAGATGAGGAGGGATATAACCGATGTTGGTGCAATGACTAGACGGTTTCCGATATCAGTCTGGCTTGCGCCAGCTGCTGATTATTGCGAAAATCGTAATGTCGATATTCCTTTAAGAAGGTTTCGTAAAAACCTTTTTACTGACTCGTCAGATTACAATCCTGATTATTGGGAATTTTATGAGTGGGATTATTCAATTGGCAAGCCAGTTAATGGTATACCATTTCACATGAATCAATTTTTCGATATGTGTATTACCAAATATCGTTCCATGAATCAGTGCTCTGAATCAAGATTTCGTTTCACCAAGACAATGCGTGACTTTGGACTTAAGAAACGAGATGATGGTGTTGTTGCCCAGACATCAAACTATGTTGATAACTTTAATCCACATTTGTTTGAAGAGTGTATGGGTACGTCAATTGGACGGCTTAAAACAATTTGTTCTCAATCGAGATTTAAGGCTGGTGCCACTTTACTTGGCTTACTTGGTTTAGTATCTGGTATAGTTTGGTTCACGCGTGGTGATCTTCCAGTTGATGCTCAATCTGGAAAACTAACACGTAAAGATGATGTCAAGCAGACCTTTAAGGTGACATTGCCAGTTATGGCCGAAAGTATTGCACAAGTTAACATTTCATCTCAACATGATGGTTTGTTTGCAACCGTACGCAATCGTAACACATATATGGTATCTTTAGCGAAGCCTATCCATGTAAATGGTAAGCTTAAGGTTTCAGCTACGTATGGTGTTATTACTTTTATTAGAGGTCGCGTTGCCGTCGTACCAGCTCATTTTGCACAAATTTGGATTGATGATGATGATGCGAGTGAAGAACATATGGAGCTTACCTTTTCTCCTTTGGGAACAACTAGAGCAGGTTTCACTGTGCGTGTCTCTGATCTTAAGTTTTTGCTTTTAAAATACAGAGAGGGCATGTTTCGTGATGCTGCCCTTATGAGTTTTCCTGATGTTATACATCAGCATCGCTCTATTCTTCGATTCTTTCCTACGCAAGCAGAGCGGACTAAGGTCTTGTCTGACAGGTCACAACCCGCTATTCTTGTTAGGGAAAGAACTGGTATGCAGGCATTGACATGCTCTGCTACACGGGTCCCCCATATAGTTTATCGTATTGGTGAGGCTACCATAAAATGTGCTGGCGTTTATAGTTATGATATTGCATGTCAGCAGGGTGATTGCGGATCACTTTTGTGGTCAGCGTCTATCCGTGCTGGTAGACCCCTTATTCTTGGTATGCATATTGCAGGGCAAGAAGGCTGTAATGCATCATATTCTGTTGATTTGTGCGATGATGATTTCCTACACCATGCGAAGATGTGGTCGGGGGAGACACCAGACTTGGTGGCCGAGCCTATTGTTGAAGCTCAAATTGGTCCTCAATTTGTTACGCTATGTAAAGAGAGAACAGTGCCTTGTGTTGGCAAGACTTCCTTACGTAGGACCAAACTTAATAATTTTGAATCACCTTTGTGGGGTAGACCATCAACGCTTGCACCAGCAATGTTGTATATCAAAGATGGTATTGATCCCAATGCGATTGCTAGAAGAAAGTATTCTCCCTGTCATAGTTATATACCACGTGATGATCTTGATAGTGTTTGTTCTGTTGTTAAAAATAAGTTGTTTTCTATAAAACAGGAGCGAAAGTTTACAGCATCGCTGATTTCTATTGAGGATGCTATTATGGGTATCCCTGGTACGGATTTCAAAGGTGTACCGCGTAGTACATCACCTGGTTACCCATTTATCTTTGATCGTGGTAGATGTCCAGGTAAACAATTTTGGTTTGGGGATGACGTAGAGTATGATATTAGCAACAATCATGCTCAGCAGTTTATTAGTCGGATTGACTATCTCATAACACGCCTTGAGGTTGGAGACCGTCCCGATTTTAAGTATATTGATAATTTGAAGGACGAAACGGTCACCATTCAAAAATCAAAGGCTGGCAAAACCCGTTTATTTAGTGCTGCACCTATGGATCTTATAGTGCTACAACGAATGTATTTTGGTGCATTCGTTTCGTATGTCAAATCCACACGTGTACACAATGGGTGTGCTTATGGTGTTAATCCATATAATCCGGCTGAATGGGGTTTGATAGCACTTACATTACAATCGAATGGCTCTAACGGTGATTATGCCGTTTTTGGGGATTATTCTGGTTATGATGGATCTTTATCACCCCAATTGATGTATAAGGTTTTGGAGATTATCAATTATTTTTATAAACAATTTGATCCAGAGTGGCAGATAGAAGATGATATCGTACGCAATACGCTTTTCGAAGATGTTGTGAATTCAATTCATATTGCACCTTACAATAATGAGTCTATTTCCTATCAATGGATTGGTTCCAATCCATCAGGGAATTTCCTCACCACTGTACTTAATTGTGTTGCAAATTTAATACTATTGTACTTATCTGTTTCTGCTACAATCTCGCATTGTTTGGGTTGTAATTTCTCAAGAGCCTTGATCCGGTGTGAAGAACATTTACGGGTGGTAGTATATGGTGATGATAATGGTTGGACTCTTCCAGGTCCTATCATGGCTGAGCTTAATTTGACGTATCTGTCAAATTATTTGGCTTCACTCGGGTATTCTTATACCGATGAGCATAAAAATCCTCTCGTTAAGTATACTCGTTTATCTCAATGTAGCCTCTTGAAACGATCATTTCGCAAAGATGTTGTTGGGTACTTAGCACCATTAGCACTTGATACTATTCAAGAAACTGTTCTTTGGACGACATCCACAGCAACAAACGATACTTTGTTGAAAGTTTTCCAGGATCAACTGTATGAACTATCCTTGCATGGCAAGGAGGTGTTCAAAAAGTTGGCCCCTAATCTGGTACAAGGTGTTTTATTACACTATGATCACCAGTTGGTGGATGACTATGAGTTGTGTTTTGAACACCCTCTTGGTCTTGAGAGTGAATATGTTAAGTTGTAGATCACTCTGTCCGTGATGACATTAAACTAAGTGCCTTTTGGCTTGGTAGGTTTGGTGGGACCTACCGTTAATCTCCACCCACTAGATCAAATTGGGTTGTTGTAATAGATCTAGTGACTATACAATCCGAGCATTGCAAGGGCTAACTACCCTCATATTGCTATACTCAAGTTCCTGAACAAAATAATGAAATAAGAGTCGATGATGTTGGCATGGTTAGTCAATCGATTCAAAAAGATTCAACCGTGATGGATAAGACAGACACTACTGTCTTCCGCAATGAAGCGCGGGAAGCTTCTACAACCCTTCTTGCACACCCTGCTGATTCTTTATTAGATGATACGGGTTCCAGGATTTCTTCATTTCTAGCTAAACCCTACGAGATTTTTACTGGGAATTGGAGTACGTCTGATGCGATCCTGACCTCTAAATGGTCAGGCCTCCTGGGATCTTATCTTTCTGTTATCAGTGAGTGGGCAAAGAAGATCGAAGGATTTGAAAATATTCGTGGCACAGCCGTGTTAAGAGTTGTTATTAATGCCAACCCTTTTCAAAGTGGTATGCTACGATTGACCTTTGATCCTTCTTATACCTACCAGCCCGCCACTTGGAGGTATAAAACACTAGGTGGTATTTCACAATTACCTGGTTTAGATATCAATTGTAGAGATGGAATTGGGACGCTACGCATTCCATACCCCTCTATATCTGATTTCTATAATGTCAAAACCAGTAAGTATGATTGGGGTCTTGGTAACCTAATTGTGTTATCCCAATTAGTTACCGGTTCAGGGGGTGAAACCACAGTATCTATAAGCGTTTATTTATCGTTTGAAGATATTGAAATATCCACCCCACTAGTTGCTCAATCTGGAAAAGCTCGATTTGCTACATCTAAGAAATCTCGCCGTAAACCAGATACCGCAATTGAAGCTGAGATAATTGGCGAATCAGGTTCGTTGTCCAAGGTTTTTAATACTGGGTCTACTTTCCTTACAGCAGTTGGGTCTGCTGTACCAGCTGCTTCGGCCTTTACGGCTCCTGCAGCTTGGGTTTCATCAGTTCTTGCAGGCGTTGCTTCATATTTTGGCTACTCTAAGCCGAATACATCTGGTTCTCCCCACGTTGTATCCCAGCTTAAAGTGCCGTATATGGCGAACACCTCTGGTATCTCAACAGCTTCTGTTTTGGCTTTGCGCCATGACAATGCTGTTAGTACCATTGATACTTCACCCACCAACTACAATGAGATGTCTTTTGATTATCTTAAACAAATTCCATCTATTGTTAAGGTTGGCGTAATGAGCACGTCTGACACCACCGCAACTGTTGTACTATCTATGCCCCTTGACTTGAATCAAGGTACTACTTATGGTACTACTTTTACTGGTGGTAATGTGTTAACTAGTGTTATACTTCCACCATTTGCGTTCCTCTCTAGGTATTTCAAATATTACAGAGGTTCAATGAAGGTTCGTATTAAAATGATCAAGACACAGTTTCATAATGGTCGTTATATGGTCACGTTTACTCCATCGATGGCTTTCACTACCTCTCCTAATCCTGGTACATCTGTATTATCTATTAGAGAGATTATAGATATTGCTGGTCCTGATGAGTTTGAGCTTACGCTCCCGTATATGTTGCCTCAACCTTGGGTTGATCGTACAGTATCTACAGCCCCTAATAAGGGTATAGGTAATTTAGATATTGTTTGTATCAATGGTCTCCGGGCTCCTGAGACTGCTTCATCAACAGTTGAATTCCTTGTGTATCTAGCTGGTGGATGTGATTACGAAGTGATGGGACCTATTGACTCAGTTTTAGGCCAGAATGCAATTTTGCCTGCTATTATTGCTCAATCTGGATTTGAACAAATAGCACCCGCTGATAATATGGTTGTGAGTAGTACACTCGCTGCCAATATCGGTACGTGCGGAAATGATAAAACCATGGCTGCTGCCATTAGTGGCGGCGAGGTGTTTGTATCAATTAAACAATTGATTAACAAATATTCTATGCTTAACAATTCTGGCTTATCATTTACTACATCATCCAGTGGATTAGCTTATTTTGCTACCCATTTCTTTGGTGTGCCATTAGCCACAACTGGTGGAAGTTTTACCATTCCCACCATGACTGGTGATCCAATGTCTGAGATTGCTCAGATGTTTGCCTTTTTTAGGGGATCAACTCGTTTTGTGTTTACGCAGGGCGATAATATCAGCTCTTCAATTTCAACTTCGTTGAATTTTGTTGGGACTGGTACTGCTCCTTATGGGGCATTTTGGGACACTGTGACAGTTGTTCCTGGTGTGCCTGTGACTTCGGTCATTAGTACTCCAGCACAATATGCCACTACTTTCCCATCCAATAACCTCATGCAGGTTCACAACTCTTCTGTTGGACTTGCTGAGGTGCAGGCGCCTTTCTATCATACTTTTAGATTGGCACCGGTTCAGTCCCGGACGATAGTTGTTGATAGCACTGGCCCACTCTCTGTAGTGCTGGTGCGGTCAGCGCCCCCGTCTGATCTGTCCACCAGTTACTTATATGTAGCCCGTAGTGCAGGTGAGGATTTCCAGTTCAGTTATTTTCTGGGATCACCACCTGTTTACAGGTCCTACGTATAAGTAGTTTTACCTTCCGCTAGGAGATGGAGTTTTTCCTCTTTGAGGTTTCAAATTTCCTAGTATTGTACATTTAAAGATTTTGTAATGTTTGAGTTTGCATACACTCCTATCGGTGGTAATCGGTAGGTTTTTATGTACAAACCTCTTTCAAAATTGTACACCCTATTTAGCTCTAG